GGATCGTCCTGAGCCGCATCAACAAGAGCAACTTCTTCCGGGAACAGGAAGCGGGCTGCCTTGAACCACAGCTTGGCAGTGTCGGTTTCAAGGTCATAGATGAGGCTGGTTACAACCGTGTCAGGGGCTGCATTATTAGCTATCAGGAATTTCTTATAGCCTTCGAAACCATAACGGTTGCCCTCGTTGTTGCTAAACAAAGACCCGCCGGGGACCGTGATCTGGTAAACGTCACCGGATGGGTCTCCCGCGACGAGGACAGCCAGACGGCGCTCATAGCGGCAAGCTTTACCTTGACCGTTCTGGCCCGAACCCTTCACATTCTTGGGGCACTCCATGCAGGACTTAGCTTGCGGAGCTTTGGCTGATTTTTCCGGAGTAACACCGTCGTTCGACCAGCAATCCGGTAGAGTTGCCTTAGCGTTCTTATCATAGGCACCAGCATAAAACTTACGGCTCGGCTCAGCCAACCAGTCAACGATGATAACATCAAGCTGCTTATCGACAGCCTTACCAATCTCTTCGCCGTTGACGACTTTCTTGAAGACGCGGGCGTTGCTGATCTTGATGCGGCGTGAGGTTATCCCACCACCCATGCGATCCATACGACGCGACTCACGCCGTACGAAGTTGCCCTCATCGGACTGGTCAAAAATAGTTAGGTCGTTCACTTGGTTTCTCCTTTGAGGAACTGGTAATAAATCTGCGCCACCGAAACCGTGTCTTGCGGACTAAAGGTTATCGGCTGTTTAGTCATGACGTTGACCGCCCTATCGAGCGCAAACTTGCGCATCGCAAAGTCAACATCCGGGTCCACATATCTGGTACCCTTAAGAGAAATGGACAGCTCATCTTCGATATCCATAATTTGCTCCTTACTTCTCGGTTGGTTTCCGGACTTGGACTACGTACTTATTATCGACCTGTAGGCCGACCGGGAGGATGTCCGGGTTCTCCTCCAGAAACTGCTTCATGTTACCGTTGTGGATGCGCTTCTCAAGCACGAAAGGCACGTTGTGCTGCTCAATAAAGCTGTACATCTGCTCCCAGTCGGTCGTCCAGTATCGGCTCTGAATGCGCCTTGAGACGGTCCCGGCAGGTGTGCGGATGCTGTCTGCGTTCTGCTCGTTGCAGACATCCAGCAGTTCCTTGGACACGTAGTCCAGCTTCTCCTTGAGGTCAGCAACCTTAGCTTCGAAGGCTTCTTCCTCTTCGGCAATGGCAGCGCGCAGCTTGCGGTAGGCAGCAACGAGCTTCTCTACGGGTAGTTTATCAGTCATGGTTTGCTCCTTCTTATGTCCCTAGATTATCTAGGTGACTATACAGTGTCAAGTTCTTGTTTGTATAGGTCGATAATTTTCTGATGGTTGTCGATGTTGCCCTGCAACATGGAGTAAAGCCGGTCCTCCACCGGGCTACCCTTGATGTGCACCACAGTCATGGCGTTCTTCTGCCCTGCGCGGTCGATGCGCGCGTTGGCTTGCAAATAGGTTTCAACACTAGTTGTGGGTGCGTACCAGATGATGGTGTCGGCAGCGGTCAGCGTCAGACCATGAGAGGCGGCCTTGGGCTGGATCAGCAGCACGCGTGGGTTGGGATTGCTCTGGAAGTTATTGACGATGTCGGTGCGCCGGTTGACTGGAACCTTGCCGTTAATCACGTCGCACGTGATGCCTTCCTTCTCCATGCGGGCCTTCAATAGCTCGATGGTGTGCGTGAATGGCACAAAGACCAGCACCTTATGGCTGGCTTCCTCGACAACCTCCAGCACGGCATTGAGCCGGTTGCTGACGTCAAACTCCAAGACCTCACCAGTATCCGTGTAGACCGCACCTCCGCTGATCTGGAGCAGCTTGTTGAGCTTGGTCGCAGCATTGACCGCACTGACCTCTTCGCCTGCCGCTTCGAACAGCAACTGGTTCTTGAGGGTCGCGTAATACTTCTTCTGCTGTGGGGTAAGCGGGGCTTCACGCTCGATGTGCGTTACAAGCGGTAGGTCCAAGCAGTCTTTCTTCTCGAACCGGATGGCTGGCTGGAGCACCTTATGCACTACTTCTTGGGCGTTGCTCTTGGGTACCCATTTAAACTGCGTGACTTTGCGTAGCACCGTGTCGCGGAACACACCATAGTATTTGGGGCACCCCGGCAGGTCCATCATGCGGGCCAGACCATAGGCATCCACCGGGCTTTGCGCAGCGGGCGTCCCTGTCAGCATCCACATGCGCGGGTTGGTGTCGCGCACCAAACGGTTCAGTATCTTCCAGCGATTAGTCGTGGGGTTCTTGTAAGCGTTGGCCTCGTCCACCACGATCAGGTCGAAGCCCCCTTCAGCAATGGCATCCTTGACCACAGCCAACCCATCAAAGTTAAGGATGACGAACTCGGCCCCGGCGGCGATAATCTTCTTGCGCGCCTTGGCATCGCCGTAAGCCACGCTGCACGAGCGGTGCATAGCAAACTTAAACAAGTCCTGTTGCCACGCAGAGCGCATGATCGAGAGCGGGCACAGCACGAGGACGCGGTTAACTAGCCCCTTCTTCATGAGGTAGTCGGCAGCCCAGATCACACTGGCCGTCTTGCCTGTCCCTTGCTCATTGAAGCAGAACGCGCGCTTGCGCAGCGAGAGAAAGGATGCGGTGGTCTTCTGGTGCTTGAACGGCTCGAACTTACCCGTCCACTCGTAAGAGCGCAGCATGGGCGACGGCGTGTCGTGGAAACCCAGATGTGCTAGGATTTCGGACTCATTGTGTCCCCATCTGACAAGCACGCCTTCCTTGACCTCGGCGCTCTTGTGGATGTTGTCCGTGATAAGACACGGGTCCTGTGCGTTGACCAGCAACGCTTTGTTCTCGACGATCAGCACCAGTTTGCTCCTTGGTACGTTTATTTCTTTTTGCGTTCCCGTGGACTCGTCTCGGAAACTAAATTCTTCTTGGCGTCTCGGTCGAAGGAACGGTTAGACGACTTGCTCACCATGCGTAGGCCAGTCTTGTTGCTGCCACCCTTATCGAGCGCGACCACATGGCCCACATCCTTGCCGTCACCCTTCTTGGCTTTGCCAGCCTTCACCATCTTGGCTCTGGCTGCATTGCGCATAGCGCGGTTCTTCTTTTGCTGCTCGGTACCTTGGTAGGTGTCGTATTCCTTGCGGTAATCCCGTGCCATCACTTCCTCCTCGGCTTCCAATGCTCGCATGAAGTAACCGGACACCACCCACATAGCGGCCCCGACTTGGGGTTAAATACACCATTATCCATAGCTGCGTCGAGGTTATAAAGCTGATCCTCAAACACGGACATATACTCGTCCAGCTTGTCGCGTGTGTGCGTCTTCTTCGGGAACTCTTGGCTTACGACGTAGGCCAGACCAGACTTGATGGTTTCCAACTCAGGGTGCTTGATGAACAAGGCCCCGGCCATCAGGTCTAGCTGCTTCATATCGGCATACTTGGCGTTCTTTCCGGTCTTGTAATCAACCATCCAGCCTTTGGTGCCATCGACAATCAGCAAGTCCACGATGCCCCGATACCAGACGTCCTTGGCAAAGAACGACGTAGGGGCAAAGCCAGTATCCGTCTTGGCGACACCTAGCCGTAACTCGGTGTGCTTCTCCCCTTGCTTAGCTGCCAGTGGTTCCACGATGGGGCGCATGAAGGCGAACTTCTCAGGGATGGGTTTGCCATCTCGAATGAACTCTTCTGCTGCTAGGTGTACAGCAGTACCATACTCAGCCGCCTCGCCGGGTTCGTCCTTGACGTCCTTAGCAATCTTGAGGTGGAAGTATTTCTTTGGGCATTGCTCAAAGGTTTTGATACTGCTGTACGACCAAGCTGGCATTATTTTTTGGCTTTCGTGAATCGACCCTTGGTATCACGTGTATCATTCTTACTAGCTTCAGCCAATGCAGCTTTTGCTGCCTTCAAATCCTTCTCGAGCAGCTTGATCTCACGCTCGTTTTCTTTCTTGACAAACTCATGCTTCTTGATTTGCTCTTCGTACTTAGAGACGACAACTTTAAGGATGACGACAGTGTCTTCTAGTGCGGCGATTGTTCCCCATGGGTTATACCAAGCCATAATCTTTCTCCCTCAATCATATTTCAATGTACGCATGGACTTCTTGAAGCGACCCTTCTCGTCCCGGTCTGTATGCGTAGCGATTTCTTCTTCGAGCGCCTCGATGCGGC